CAGCTTTTTTAGCTAATAAAGTTTCTAGCATTTTAAATGCTTTTTCTTTGGAGATTTCTTTAAGCTTATCTTTTGGGTTTGCTGGTTTTACATCCTTTTTAGGTTTCACCTCAAGAAAATAATCCTCGAAGGTATCCTCCATACCCTTTTCGTATAGGAATTGATAAAACTTACCAGGATTATCTTTACACCCATCAGCCTCATTATTAAAGGGTAATGTCGCCTCACCATAGTATCTTCTATAGTTTTGAAAAACGAATGGTTGTCTAGTTTTTAAAATACTAGCGTCAGTTGTATCATGTGATGTTGCGGTATAATCAATATATTTTTTATCACCTTTGATTATATCACCATCTGCGTCAATGAATTCTTTAATGTCTTTATTACCTTCCATAAGATATTTTCTTATAAATATCTTAAACTTAGGTAATATTTCAATTAAACTTGAATTTCTTCACCAAACCCAGGTATTCTGAATATGATATCTTTATCAAACCAAAAATCGGCTTTATATTCTTTCTTTTCCCAGAACTCCATCTCCATATCCGATGGGGTAAAAAAGTCTTGTAGTGTATCTTGATCTTCAATATCGTCTGGTTGGTCATTAACAAGTTCAAGTTCAGATTTTAAGAATGCTCTTTTTTGTTCTGGTTTGGTGATTAAAATTAAATCCCTAACTTCTTTATCAAAGGCAACCATTAATGGTTTTAATCTACTGTTAAACGCATCCAAATATTTAGGTACGTTATATTCACCAATAAAATCTGGTTGATTTTCTATAATGTCATTGGGTACTAATGTTGCGTACATATTACCGTGTTTATCTTCCTGGGCATCACCATGTGATTTTGTTTTACCGTTGTTAACGTAATAAATTGTATCACCTAAGTTAACTTGTAAATTATGTTTTATGGCTAATTCCATATGCGCTTGTTTAGCTAATTGTCTACCGTTTTTATCGGTACCACGATTAGCATAACCACTAACACTTTTCTTAACCCTAGCTTTGGTCGCAATCTTAGCGAGAGGTATTTCTCTATTGTATATTTTATCGAAATATTGGTAGTAATATTGGACAAACTCGTACCCTTGTCCCGTTAATAACATTTTAATTCCTTTATCCAAAAACTCTTCAATATAAACAGGTAGTTTTTTTGATTTAATACTATTACCAGTTAATGAAATACTACCATCATCTTCTAATAAGGCATAGTTTTTTCTTGATAGGTTTATCGTTGCTGGCCATTGACCATCTAACCCTAGACCCATTTCACCACGCATATACGTGTCGTTAAATTCAGCGACAACAGCTTTAACACCACGGTATTCTTTACCTTCTTCGACTTCATCGTTATAGCCCTTACCAACATATGTAAAGTGATCTTCACCACCTTCTGGTGCCATAAAGTTAACACCGTCCGTGTCAAGTACCGTTGGTGTGTAGCCCTTATCAATAAAGAATCTAACCATAAGTCTTAAATACTGTCTAGCTGTACACGTAATCTGCTCACTAGTATCAATTTCAGCCCATTGGAAAGCCTGTGGGGCACCAAGAGCACCGAACATTGAGTTGATGAATATCTTTAACGGTAACTGCTTTCTTTTATATTTGTCAGCTAGTTGGTAATTACCTTCTTTTTTATACTTATCCGATAGTTTTTTCGCTCTAAATCTTTCAGTGTGAAAGTATTTAAGCATCGACTTCATCGCACCATTAATATCAACCTCAGGGAAAACATCATGAGCCAACTGAATAGCTGGATAAAGTGAGTTGTAGTCCATTTTTCTTAATTCCCTAGAAAAACCAACTTTAAACAATCTAGATAGTCCACCCGTATATTCTCTTTTAGTATCAGATAACGGAATAGCTAAATTATTTTCAAAAGAATATGTTAACATTAATAACTTCCACAAACCAGCAGTACCCATAGTCGATACTCTTTGATATGTTGTTGGTATTAATTTGGCCAACATGAAGGATGTTTGGTTGTAAACCGCATCCACTTCCATTGTTTCCCATAAGTCATCAATTAAATACCTCTCAACGATGTATTTACCATCAACTTCTTGTATCGTGTTAACATAATCACGTAAAGCTTTATATGTTAACATTAAGAATTCGTGTGTTTTTGGTGCCTTTTCTGATAATTTAGATTCCCCGTTACCAGGCACCTCTACTGGAAATACAACCGTCTTACCCTCTTTTAGTTTTTGTATTATCTCCCTAATACAAGCATTTATCTTAACCTTATTACCTTCTAAATCATTGTCATTAAAAAATGAATCGACTTCATTATATTGGTTTTTCTTTGTTATAATTGCAATGGTATTTGGTTCACCACGCAATTCTTTACTTTGTTGACCAAAACCCTCAAGTGTTTCATTCTCATCATAAACAAAGAATTTATCTGGGTTTTGCTGGACGATATCACGTGTTATGTTGTCCATAAATTCTATCGTGGGTTTAGTGAATGTGTATTTACCGTCACGATCGTCAAAATAAAATTTATCTTCACTGTACCAATATTTACCAATTTTATCACCAACAATATAAACACGATTCTTTTTTGCAATTTTGTTGTACTGGCAAACATATTTCAAACCAACTGATTTCATACTGGAATCAATTGCTTGTGCACGTCTAGCTGAGTGTATTATATCGATGATACTATAACCAAACATGTTTACCTGTGTATAATCCTCAACCTCATTACCCAATTTTAGCATGGATGGTTTGGTGTTAATTAATTCACCTGGTTTTAATGTGATGGCTATATCTTGGATGTTAATACCTAATTTTTTACACCTAACAAAAAAGAAATCCCAGTCAAAGTTAGCGCTATTATATCCAGCAATAATTGTGGGCTTAATTTGGTTTATTACCTCGAAGAATTTTGTAATGGCTTCTCTTTCAGAATCATCGTTATCCTCAATCGGAATAATTTGTTTATCACCTTTATTCGTGTATATACCAATCAAAAATATCCTATTTATTTCAGGATCAAGACCTGTTGTTTCTAAGTCGAATACAAATTTATGGATGTCATCATATTCCTCAAAGCCCTTAAATAATCTTTTACCCGTGTGGATAAAATATTGTTCAACTGGGTTTAATATCAAAAAATGGGATTTGATGTCGTGTCTAGTATCATAAATATAGATGCCACCTTCCCTAAAGAAATCCATCATTCTTTTATGTCCTTGACTACAAGTGACTAGATATTTATATCCATTAACTAACTTGGGGTGATCGCCTGTCTCTAATGAGATAATATCTATACCAAATTTTTGTCTTGCTGACCTTATTCTCGAATCACTATTACCGTAAAAGTTTACGAGTTCCTTAATCTTATTAAGGTTTTTGATCCACATGAAAGCCATTAAAGGTTCTGTTTCAATATAGTTACCTTTGTCTGGGTCTTGCTTGATTTTATGTATCAGGTTTGTTTCAGAATCATATTCCACATTCACGATATACTTCTCGTCATCGTGACCGATAAGAAACTTTTCGATATCCTCAAGTGGGATTTTATATTCTGCCATAACCTATATTTTGGCACAAATATAATAATTAAATTGACTCCTACAAAATTTTTTACTAAAACTTTTTTTAAACTATGTCGGTTTTTACGAAAGAATCCAAAATATGGATATACAATTGTTCGTGTATTGGTGCGATTAGTTCACCGTAAACATTTGATGGTGATGCCAAATCAAAAAGAGTTAATTTAAACTCACCCAAAAATACACCTGGTTTGTCTGTATCATCTTTTGTGAACTGGTAAGTTATGATGTAGTGTTTTCTACCGTCTTCGTCACAAGGGTTTTCCAAGACTATATTTGCCGTTTTGTTAGCAACTTTGTAAATACCCGTTTTTTCGTCTTTCATCGCAAAAGTTGCAACGCAATTTTCGATTAATTCCTCAAATCTTCTAAAATCGTTTCTCCCATCCCTAAAAACTTTCATTTTTAAGATCGGTAACGTTGAGTTTTGTCTAATACTGAATATCATTAGAATAAGTTTTTTATAAATATCTTTCTACCACCCTTTATTACGTTTAAACCATAATAATCAGCGATATTATTAACCATTTTTTTAATTTCAAAAGCGTACAAAGGTAAACAATACATTTGAAAAACCTTTACACCACCAGTAAATGTCCCAGCAAAAAATTTCTCAAGAACAGTATCTATTTTTTTATTTGTGTCCAAGTATAAAGCGTCTAAAAGGTTTTGTGTACCACCCCCAAAAGAGAAGTTAAATGGTACGCCCTCTTGTAAGTTATCCTCAACGGTTAATTCGTGCGGTATAACCTCGATAAAGTCATATTTCTTTAGAACACTAAAACCGTTTATGTAAATTGAGAAGGTACCCTTTTTATAATCACCATATTTTAAAGCACACTTACTATCGTATGCAAAATCCCTTTCAAAAACAGAGCTTATATGTAAAAATTTGTTTTCGGTTACGTCTATAACGGGTTTTTTTGTATATGTCTCTTCTATAGTGAAATATTTTGTTACGATTAACCACGTATCGTAGTTATCACAGTCACTAGTTGGTTCTTTAATAAAAGAGATTGTTGTTATACCAGAAAATTCTTGTGTTGCTCCAGTATAACAAACATCAGTTGGGTAGATCATTCTATATCCTATCCTACCGTCATTTGTAACTCTTATACCAAACGCATTGTAATATAAGTCAACATACTCTTGGTGATATTGTAATTTTTGTGATTCGGCTGTAAATCTTCTACCAGTGTACATAATACCGTTGTAATAGTTGAAGTACCCTATATATTTTGATGTGCCGTTTAAACTGATTAAACCATTATAAGTGTATAAATTTTGTAATTCCTTTGGTATTATATTATAATCGTTTTCAAATTTTTGTACTTCTACTTCGGTTTGATTGGCGTATTTACTTTCAGCCCTAGTACCCATATAGAAAATAAAACCACTATTATCTGGATATGCTTGGTTTAGTGTTGTCCCTGTTGTTGTCCCTGTTGTTGAACCAGTCATCGGGAAATGGACTATAGAATTAAATGACCAACCTTTTCTTGCTCGAGTTGGGAACCACTCAACATTTTTATTATGTATTTTATAAAAGCCCTGGTAAAACCCACCATCTAATTTATTATAATACACACCATTGTCAACCTTTAACTTATCTATGTTGTATGTGAAGTTACCAGTATAACCAGAAACCTCATGAAAACAAAACGTATCACCAGATTCAACAAGATAAGCAATGTCAGGGTCTATTGTACCGTTACCGTTGTTAATAAAGAAATTGTCGTACCCGTTTAACCCAATATTTTCCAATGGGACGTTTTCAGATTGAGTTATTTGTGAACCACAAAGGCTAACAGTCACATCGATATCAATTAATTTACATTCATTGACGTCTCTATAGAAATCACGGCAGTCTTTTGTGATAACTATATCAAAATATTCACTCTTGTCTAACTCAGTATAAAACATTATATTATCTTAATTGGTTTTTGGAATGCTCTGTACTTTAACGCTTTATTAATTTCTTCAGCTTCCATTGACATTCTTTTTAATATTTCTAAAGGATTTAATTTAAACATCCTATCCTCTAGCTCTTTCTTAAGTGTTATCATCTCATCTTTACCTTCAGATAGTAATGATTGATATTCTATCTCCATATTAGCATCTGGCACTGGTATTTTACCACCAAAAGTACCTCTAACACGACCAAGTGTTTCTTTACATAATGCGATGAAATATCTCCTAACCCAAGTTTTAGAAGGGTCATTAAGATCGTCATAATTAATATTATCCAACGGAACATCCATTGGTGATTTAATTACATCTTTATTTAATTCAAAACATTCATCTTTTTGTTCTGGGTTTATATCGTAATACCAATACCAAACCTTTGCTTGGTTCATTGTTGCGCCTCTAAAATCATATTTACCACCTGGGGTGTTCATTAAATGAAGAAACTTCTTACCATCAGGTGCATTTGTTATTTTATAAACCAATTCAGATCTAATTATTCTATTTTTTAAGTTTCTATCTGTTGATCGCATTAAAATATCAAAGGCTGGTAAAATATAATAACTACCTAGGCCCATATATTCTGCACCAAATTGGTTATTCCACACGCCTAAAAATGGGTCAATTACCGATTGATCTAATGAAGCTGGTGTAAACCATAAAACTTCATTAATTTCCCTATTGGCTGGTATTTCGTAAAGTTGTTGCCCCTTAACTAGTTCAATATAATCTTTCTTTAAGACATACCCACCTTCTCCAGCACCAAGACCGACAATCTTAGAGTAAGAGTATGTGTATTGGGTCACCAAGTCAAATGTCCTATATAATAGGGCTCTGGTTAAATCGGCTGAGGAGATATTTAAACCTATTAAGCTAGGCCACTGGTGTTCAATTAACCAATTATGTATGAATTCGGTGTAGTCTTCAAGCGCTATCTCTAATAGCGAATCCATTTGTTCCTCTTCTAATTGTATTTTTCGAATTGGTGCACCAAGCCTATGTTTGGCTTGTTTGTAAATTTTTTCCTTTTCAACTGGATTTATCTTCATTGTCCTAATATTTATTATAAATAGTTAGAAAGATGAGTAAAACAACCCTTAATGAAACGATAAACAGAATTAAACAAAATTCTGGGATAATGGTGTTTGAAGCCGATATTAATGAAATTGACTGGGAAAAAGATTTTAAAGATGTTTCTAAAAAATGTTTAAACCCTAGTGAATTGGCTAATTATTTAAACAAAGTTATTGATAATAGTCAGAAAAAATCAGCTGACAAAGAAAAAATAGGTTTAGATAAACCAATAATTCACGCTAAAGCAATACCGTTTGATGAAGAAGGTGAGTTAGATATTAACGAATTCATTAGTAAAATAACGGCAATGCCTAATGAGATATTAAGTGTTAACAAAAAAATGGAAAAATCAAATGATGATGGAACTTATAACGTTAATATTGGTATACCAGCTTTAAGGGGTTTAGTTTATGATATAGATGAACAAAAATTTTATATCGTTAACACCTGTCCAGGTGCGGGTAGTTGTGCTATGGTTTGCTACGCAAGAAGAGGTAGTTATATACAATATCCAGGTGTTTTTTTAAAACAAACTAAAGTACTTAACCTACTCTTAAATTACCCAGATAGATTTGAAAAAATTCTAATTCGTGAATTGGAGACCACGCTGTTAAAAAACCCAGATAAACAAGTTAATTTTAGGTGGAATGATGCGGGTGATTTTTTTGCAACAAAATATTATGAGATTGCTGTTAGAATAACCAACACTTTACTTAAAGATGGTTATAATATTAAATCATATGCCTACACAAAAATGGGTGAAATCGTTAATTTAGGTGACCCCAATTTCCTTATAAATTTCTCTAATGACGCAAATAAACGAGAAACTGAAAAAGTTAAAGATATTGATAATGCTAAGCAAGCCGTTATTGTACCAAAAGAGCTTTTTGATGATTTATTTATGAAAGAAAAAGGGTCATATGCGGTAGATTCAAAAGGTAAACCCGTTTTTAAGGATGAGGACGGTGTTAATACATTAAAGACTAGATTGGCTAATGAATATAAAGTTGATGTTAAAACAATTTTAACATATGACGAACTATTAAGGACACCAGTTGGCAATGAAAAACAATATAATGTTGTTGTTATGCCAAAAGGTGACGGTGATGTGGGTGCCCAAAGATCAGACGTTAAAATGTCTTTTCTATGTTTTCACTAAATTACCAACAACCTCTTTAGCTACAGAAATCTCATCAATTTCATCGGGACCATTATCTCCCATGATTTGACTTATAATCTTCATTTTCTTTTGTAAGGTATTATACATATGCATATCCAATGTATCAACAAATAATGGATAAATAATATGTACTTGGCTTGTTTGACCAATTCTATGTGCCCTATCTTCCGCCTGCATATGGTTTGCTGGCGTCCAATCTAGGTCATTAAAAATTACAACGCTACCTTTGGTTAGTGTTAAACCAACACCAGCGGCAACAATATTACCAATGAATACTTTAACTTTATCATTATTTTGGAATTGGTCTACGGCATATTGTCTTTTATCTTTTGATGTTGATCCGTCTACAACGACAGCTTTATTACCAAAATGAGCAACTAACTCTTTAACCGTATTAGTGAAACAAGTAAAAATAATTACCTTTTCTTCGTTTTCAATCATTTCTTCAGCTAATTCAATCGTATGAGGTAATTTATCATAAGATAATAATTGTCTAACCTTAATTAATTTAGTTAAGTGGTCAGTAATTGTTGGTTTTTCACCAGCAGACTCCATTTCCTCTATCCAAGCTTCATATTCAGCAATATATGCGTTGTATGTTGT